AGATCCGTTTCCGTCCCAAACAATAATAAGCTACGGGGCGTGGAAAGAACTAGAAGTTGGGAAAAAGCAGAGCTGAAAACTATATGTAATGACGTAGCGACCGGCGCAGAAATGGAACTGGAATTTGATACGGAGCAAAATCCGAAAATTGACAGGGCAGAGCAGACAGAACAGTCTGACCTGTCCTTTTTGTTGGCATTGACGAAGGATCACGGACTGGCGCTTAAGGTCACAGAAAACAAAGTGGTCATTTTTGATGAATCCAAATACGAAACGGAGGAACCGAAAATTACCATTGTAAAACCAAACACGTTTTACACAGCAGGTACCGGTATTACTGTGACGAACTTACTCAGCTATTCGTTCAGCAACAAATCCAGGGACATTTACAAAGCCTGCCATGTGCGGTACCAGCACGGCAAGAAGAAAGAAATAATGGAACCCCCGTTCACCGACCCTGACAAAAAGGAAGGCAAGACGCTGGAAATCAAAGAGGATGTTGAAAATATCGCAGAAGCGGAACGGCTGGCAAAAAAGCGGCTCCGGGAAAAGAACTGCCAGGAATGGACAGGCAGTCTGACGGTTCCCGGTAATCTGAACCTGGTTGCGGCGGTGACCGTGAACATTACCGGCTTCGGTAAGTTTGACGGCAAGTACATCATCACCCGCGCCAGCCACAGCATCGGCAACGGCTATCAAACAAGCATTGAAGTGAGGAGGTGTCTGAATGGATATTAAGGATATGGTTTATCGTATCATCCGGGACATCTTCCGTATCGGAAAAGTTTCCAGTGTGAACGGCAAGAACTGCACCGTCAGAGTCACGTTTCCAGACAAAGACAATGTGGTATCTGATGAGTTGCCTATCATCGTTATCGGCAGCTACCAGACCAAAGGCTATTGGGTACCGGAAGTCAACATGCAGGTTCTCTGCTGTTTCCTGCCGATTATATCCGGTGTAGGACTCAACAAAGGTTTCGTCCTTGGAGGCTTTTACAGCACGGAGGATCCACCGGAAGAAACAGACCCAAATGTGCGCTGCCTGAAGGTTCCGGATGGAAGCTATATCCGGTTTGACGGTAATGGTGAAGTGCATATCCATGCCAGCAGCCATATGATTCTTACGGCGCCCAGAATAGACCTGAATCCATAGGAGGTGCAACTATGCCTGCAGTTACTCGCGTAGGCGACAATGACACAGGACATGACCTCTGTCCGCCCAGACCGCTGGATACCGGCTCCGGGGATGTTTACGTGAACGGTAGAAAATGTGGAAGGCAGTCAGACAGCTATGTACCGCATGGATGTCTCATCCACGCTCCTCACAGCGGCATCATCTCTTCCGGCAGCAGCACGGTGTATGTGAACAGTTTGCAGATCGGTCGCATCGGCGATCCGGTCAGCTGCGGCAGTAGCGTGATGGAAGGCAGCGGGAACGTGTACGCAGGAGGTTAGCTATGATTGTAGGATACATGGGGGACATCCCATTCATCACATCCCGGCGGTATCTTTTGACATTTTCCGATTTCAGCCGGGACTCGGAAGGCAGATGGGCCAAGCACAATATTATCGGTGACAAACCGGTCCAGGAGTTTTTAGGCCCGGACGTTGAAAAAATTTCAATGAAAATCTCGCTCCGGAGAGACCATGGCGTCAATCTGGAAAACATACTGGAACGGCTGCGGAGGATGCGGGACACGGGCGAGGCGTTCACACTGGTGCTTGGTTCCCAGGTCATCGGCAACATCCTGCAGCGGTACCTGTTCAAAAACAAATTAGGCGCTAACACCGGCCTTTGGATTTTAAAAAGTCTGAAGGAAGATGTGAAGCATTGGGCAGGCGGGAACCTCTACATCGTGGATGTGACCGTCACGCTGGAAGAATATCCTGGGAGGCTGATCTGATATGGCAACGTACGAACTCACTATCGGAACGGTGTCTTCCGGGCACTCCGACGCGGCGGCTTTGGGAAATGACATCCTGTCCGTTGGGCATATGCCGCCCATCAACTTTGGCCCAACTACGGAAGTGGAAGAAGTACTGCAGAACGTGCGGTGCGTCATCGCTACGATAAAGGGCAGTGTGCCACTCGACCGGGATCTTGGGCTTGATCCGGAACATTTGGACATGCCGCTGGAGGTGGCAAAGGCACGGTTCGCTTCGGAGCTTATCCTTGGTGTTGCCAAGTATGAGCCGAGGGCGGCGGTAACAAATATAGACTGGGTGGCCACCATCAACGGCACCCTGGCTGCGAAAGTGAAGGTGAACATCGATGAGCAGTATGAATAACCTGCCGGAAGTAGTCTTTGTGGATGCAGACACCCAGAAGGTGGAAGCGACCATCATAAACATCTACGAAACCATCACAAAAAGAACACTGGCAAAAGGCGACCCGGTTCGCCTTTTTTTATTGACCATCGCCTATGTCATCGTGCTGCTGATGAACGCGATCAACGAAACCGGGAAACAGAACCTGCTGCGATACGCAAAAGGAAACAACCTGGACCATATCGGCGCTTTGGTAGGCGTCGACCGAATACCTGCCGCGAATGCGAAAACGACCATGCAGGTCACGCTGTCAGGGGCACTGACCTATAACGTGACAGTTCCTGCCGGGACACGCTTCACGGCAGACGGGCAGGTGTTCTTCGCTCTGGATGCTTCCATGGTGATTACTGCCGGCAACACCACAGGGACCGGTTCCGCAACCTGCACCGAAGCAGGGACAATCGGCAACGGCTATGTTGCCGGGCAGATAAAAACGCTGGTTGACCCGGTGGCCTATGTGGCCAGCGTGGCAAATACCACCCTGTCAGAAGGCGGCGCGGGAACCGAAGAGGATGAATCCTACAGGGAAGCTATCCACACGGCTCCGGAATCATTCTCCGTGGCCGGCCCCATCGGCGCCTATAAGTGGTTCGCAAAACACGCCTCTTCCCTCATCTCGGATGTGGCGGTCGATTCACCATCACCCGGTGCGGTGGATGTGCGTGTCCTGCTGGAAGGCGGGGCGCTCCCCGGTTCGGAACTTCTGCAGATCGTGAGCAACGCCCTCAGTGACCGGACGAAACGTCCGCTGACAGACAATGTGACAGTGCAGGCCCCCACGGTTACAAGCTACAACATCAACGTGACTTACTACATCGACACGGACGATATCGACCAGGAGACCGCCATCCAGAACAAGGTCACGGCTGCGGTGAATGAGTTCGTGTTGTGGACCAAGAGCAAAATCGGAAGGGACATCAACCCTTCCGTGCTGATTCAGAAAATCGTGAACGCCGGCGCCAAGCGCGTGACAGTGACAAGCCCGACATTCACAGCGTTGGATCCAACACATGTTGGCGTGGCCAACACGGTGACGGTGCAGTACGGAGGTACGGAAGATGCGTAGTCTTTATGATTCTTGCAACATCAAGAATTCGCTTCCATCCAGTATTGCCGGCGACAAAACAGTGCAGGACATCTGCGATTCCATCCAGCCGCAGTTCGATGAGGTCTTTGCTGACCGCATGCTGCTCCTGTTGCTGCCAAACCTGGACAACCTTTCGGAAGCCCTGGTGGATGAGCTGGCCTGGCAGTACCACGTAGATTTTTACCGGGACAATTACCCGCTGGAAGCCAAACGGAAACTGGTACGCACAGCTATCGAACGGCACCGACGCAAAGGAACCCCTGCAGCGGTTGAAGAGGTTGTCAGCACTGTCTACCAGAACGTGAAGGTGGAAGAATGGTGGGAATGGGACGGCGATCCCTATTATTTCAGGGTTTTGCTCCGGGCAGAAGAACCGGCCCCGCCGCTGAACCTCAGTGAAGTCATCAAACTGATAGATGAATACAAAAGCAAACGGAGCTGGTTGGAAGGGATATATTACCACATTCCCCATGACCTGGTCATCGGGACGCATTTCGGCTATGTGTGCTACAGGCACCGGATGTGCGGCACGTACCCGACCCGCAGGAGATACGGCAGTATCGAGCGCCACGATATCGTAATTGATACGGAAAAGGGAGGCATACTGTATGACAACCCGCATACCGGGGAACTGTCAACCGGCATGTTCCCGCGCAGGTTCAAAACAGGCGACATCTCCGATGAGGCACTGGTTGTAGATACGGAAAAAGGTGGAATGGTATATGAAAATCCATACACCGGGGAATTGGTGTCTGGGACGTTCCCGGAAGCCAAATCAGAAGGATCTATTGATGAAGGTGGCATCGTTGTCGAAACGGAAAGCACCGTCCAGGCATACGATCATATAAAGGCAGGCACTGTCCCCAGCGACACCGACGGAGGTATCATGGCAAATACGGCGGTCACTGATATCCCATACAGTGTGCGCTACTGCGGAAGCCCGCTGGGAAGTTTATTTTAGAAGGGAGGGAGAAACGTGCTTGACGCAGCTGGTTTTACTGACCTGCGAAACTACATCAAACGGCGTGTCCGTTACGCCCGTTACCGGGTAGGTTCCACCTTTTACAAGACATACCTGACGGATGTCGATATCCTGAGTGATGGGACAGTCAGGGTACAGGTAAATGTCAACTCTGGGGGGAACCCTATCACGGTGAACCGGGCTGAATTGTATAACAACGACGCCCTGCTTTGGGCGCATCAAGATTGTAACATCAAACTTACTCCCGGACAGACCGGGGCGCTGTTCTGGTTCGACTTTAAAATCAGAGAGGAGGAAAGCTGACCATGGAGGACATGTTTAACAAGCCCTATAAACCAACCAAGTGGTCTGACAGGGTGAGAACCTTGCCCGACAGGTTTTTCATCACCAAAAACGATGATGATACATATACCTTGACACCTGCCGGCGAAATCATGGAAGAAGGCACCCCGCAGGACCAGACCAACTTCAATAACATGGAGTACGGCATCCAGGCGGCGCATGTGGCTATCGGGATTCTTGTCAATGCCCTGCGGCAATTGGGCTGGGACAATGTGAAGAATCTGGCCGATATCCAGCAGGACATCAGTAGCCTGCAGGAAGAGGACACTGCACTGGGCGGCAGGATTGATACCCTGACCCAGAATACCGGGTTGTCCGTGTCGGACATCCAGAATGCGATCCGTCTCATCCTGAACCTGGCCCGACAGAACCTGTGGGATATCAACGATATCAAAGCGTGGATTTCTGAACACCAGATTGTGCAGACCGGCACGAAGACGCTGACCAATACGAAAGCGTTCCCGTTTAACAACTCGAAAACCACGGTGGCGCTCAGCCCGACAAAGGAAAACACGAATTACATCGTGCTTGCGGAAGTTACGGCCTTCCAGGGAAATGTTGGGGAAATCGTCATCAGCGACAAAGCTGTTAACGGGTTTGCGATTGCGTTTACTGGCAGCGCAAGCAGCGTGACCGTCAAGTATACCGTGTTAGGAGGGTATGAAGAATGATTGTAATTGACAAAAACGTTGGGCCGAAAATCCCGTATGAGGTGAACGGCACGAAGATTACCTTTGATGATGACCTGATGCTGAACCTGGCCAAACGGCAGAACGATGAGCCGGTGCATCTGATTATCAGTTATGACAAGTCCCGTGCCCTGCAGATTGGCGTGGCTGACCTGTGGCGGTATGTAGCTGAGATTGATATCCCTGCCAAACAGTACGAAGAGCCGGAGGGCGAAGAGGAAGCCCCGGTTCCGCTTCCGCTTGACATGGACAACGTGACGCTCACGCTGTGGGCGATTGAAGAATAAGGAGGAAAAATAACATGGCTGATTTTGATCTGACTGCTTTGGCTGTTGCCGGTTGCTGCCCTGGGAACGAAGTGCTGTATGATGACCTTGGCTTCCCCAGCATCATGGTGAGAATCCCCAAGATGACCTATGCGGAATTAGGCATGGGTTCCAGCAACGCTGTGCATAAAGCATTTATTGTGAACGGCCAGGAAATCGATGAAATCTACATTTCCAAATACCTGAACATCATCAACAATGACAGGGCCTATTCCCTGCCCGGTGTTGACCCTGCCAACAGCTTGAACTTTGACAGAGCTCGGCAGGTTTGTGAGAATAAAGGGGAAGGCTGGCATCTGATGACCCGTATGGAATGGGGACTGCTGCTTCGCTGGTGCCAGAACAACGGTGTCATGCCGAAAGGCAACAACAACTACGGCAAAGACACATCCGAAAGTAATTACAAAGCAATCCCGTCCATGGAACGTGATTCCAGTAACAGAATCCAGCGGACCGCAACGGGTACCGGGCCGAAAACCTGGTATCATAACCAGGAAGCGGATGGCATTGCCGACCTGAAAGGCGATGTGTGGGAGTGGTCAGGCGCTATGCGTAGCGTATATGGTGAACTTCAGATTCTGGCCAACAACAACGGTGCAGACTGCGATAATTCCCAAGGCGCATCCAGCGAAGACTGGAAAGCTATCAATGCGTCTGACGGTACCTTGATTGTTCCGAATGGCAGCGGTACCACTTCCGGATCCATTAAGATGGACTGGGCGAACAGCAAACTGACCTACGACACTTCGATTTCCGATTCTGCTCCTGGCAATCATAGTTGTACGTTTGCGAATATTGTTTGTTCCGCAAACATCGGCGACGCTGCGAAACTGCTCCTTGCGGAAATGGGCCTGATGCAGTATGGCGGGAATACCGAACTGTTCTCTGGTGAGACTGTGTACTTCAACAACGCAGAAGCAGAGCGGTGCTTCACCTCCGGTGGCAATTGGACCTACACGACCTATGGGTTGGCGTCCTTCAACGGCAGCTACGCCCGCTCCGACGCGACTGGCCACATCGGCTTCCGCTCCGCTTTTTACAAGAAGCCTGTCGCCTGATAACTGGCTTCTGCTTTGCGCTGCGTGAGCAGCGCCCGTTCCCCTTATTTTCCGGCCGCAAGGCCGGAAAATTTTTTTAAAAAATCAAAATAACGTATTTCGTTATAATCTACCAAAACTGCGATACCAGGGGCATTCATACAGTAAAATGAAAGTACCATGGAGGCTATGTTATGAGTGTGGAAAAGGAAGAATACCACAAAAAGCTGGAAATAACGCAACAGGTTGAAGATATGATTGACTTCGCAAAGCCTTTCCTGATGCAGTTTCCACGCACAGAAAAGTATGTTTTTGCAGCGGCGATTGAACAGGAAATGTACACGTTGCTGCGGCTTTGTGTGGCGGCTGAATGTGGGTACAAATTCAAAACCACGATACAGGAAATTGACGTATCGCAGAAAACGCTGCAACGCTATATCCGGTTGGCTCATACAAGGCATGTACTTCCTTTGAATCACTACAATTCATGGTCTAAAAAAGTGAAGGATATTGGTAAGATGGTAGGCGGACTGATAAAGGCCGTTAATCAGCCCGCTCAACATAGGGGATAGGCTATTGCGGTGCTTCAACTCCGGTGGCAATTGGAACAACACGACCTATGGGTTGGCGTCCTTCAACGGCAACAACGCCCGCTCCAACGCGAATGGCAACATCGGCTTCCGCTCCGATTTATCTAAAGAGACCGCTGTAGTCAGAAGTTGGGGACTTGCGGGTTCCCTTCCAGTACAGGCGGTAAAGATAAAGGAGCCTATAACCTTGCTTTCGGGCAAAAAAAATAAGCTGCCTACTCCGGCGTTCCGGTTACGGCACGGCGCCTGACACAAAGCGGCTATTCAGGGTGGCGCTATGGAAAAGCATTCACATATCTTCAGACGGTTCATTGCCTTCGGGAATATGTATGACGGCTATCTCTTGGCCCGCCGCCACAAGCGGAAAAAGGGAGAAGTGCTGGAATATAGCGCAAACCTTGAAGACAATCTCCTGTATGACCAAGAGCGGCTTGAAAACAAGACGTACCATACCGGCAAGCCCCAGCCGTTTTTTGAGTGGTTCCCAAAGAAAAGGCTCATTCATTCCCTTCCGTTTAACGACCGGGTTGTGAATTGCGCTGCCTACCTGCAGCTATGGCCGATTTACTGTAAATCGTTCTATGAGCATTCTTACGGTAGCATACCGGGCGGCGGAACGCTCAAAGCGATAAAGCGGCTGCAGGACTGGATGCGGATGGTACAGCATAAACCGGGCTGGGTCATCGGCAAGATGGATGTGGCGAAATTCTTTTTCCGGATTCCGACAGAGGTACAGCTCCGGGAGCTGGGACGTCCGCTGGATGATCCGGATATGATGTGGTTTTTGGAAACGGCTATCCGTTGTGATGGCCGGGCTTTTGGGCTGCCCCTGGAATATGATGACGTCGCTACGGCAGAACGGGTGCCCGGACGTGGTATGCAGGTAGGTTCCCTTATCAGCCAGATGTCCGCAAATGTGGTGCTGACGCCGCTTGACCACTATATCAAAAGGGTTTTGCGGATACCGTACTACATCCGGTACATGGATGATATGGTGTTCCTGTGTGAATCCCGGCAGCAGGCATGGGAAGCGACCCAGGCCTGTGATGAGTTTTTGCGCTCCGGGTTCGGGCTGCAGCTGAATCACAAAACGGCTGTGATGCCTGTCCGCCATGGCGTGGAATTTATCGGCCGGAATGTGTATCTTGACCGGGTGCAGCTTCGCAAGGGGACTACCCTGCGGATGAAGCAGCACCTGGCCTATGTCATGAAACATTATGCCCTGGGAGAACTGGAACTGGATCACTGCATCTCCGTGTTCATTTCCTACTATCTGGGGCTGCTGCCGCATACAAATTCGGAAGCACTCAGGAGAAAGATATTAGACAGTTTTGTCCTGGTTAGAAACGTGGAGCAGTACCGTGAGGCAATTGGTTATCAATCTTCCGGAAAACAATTTGAGGATTTTGCGCCTGGGTACGGGTATGGCAGTCGTGAGCCTGTATGCTGGGGTTATGGAGGAGCCGATGAAGAATGGCCGGATGCTTACGACAGCCAATATTGTGGACTTAACTGTGCCTGATATGCCGGACCTGGAGATGGACGTCCTGCATCGGTGGCCATGGTATTACAACAAGGCCATTGAGCAGGAAACAGAATACCTCCGGGATCAGTACAAGGACACGGTGGACGGGCTGCTTGCTACGCTGCCGCCAGGGAAGAAAGCGGACATTGTGGAAAAGTCAGAGGAAATCATCCGGAAGATCGCCCATGGTGACCAGCCTTTTCTTATCAGGCAAGATTTGTTGAAATTATTAAAACAGAACATTTAGGCCAATATGGCCACAAGCACCGATGAGGTGCTTTTTTTATTATCCGGAAGGAGGCCTCTTATGGCTTTGGATAAACAGCTGCATTTTGCAGCCGGCCTGCTGATAACAATATCAGTAGGCTTTTTTATTGCGCCGCTGTACGGTATAGCTGCCGCTATTTTTGCCGGGTTCATGAAGGAGGCAAGGGACTGGGGCTGCTACCGGGGATTTGACTGGCGTGACATGGTAGTGACATGGTTGGGCGGCTTCGTTGGCTTCATCGTGACGATGCTGCTGCGAAGCTAAAAGGAGGCTGCTATGCTACAAGAAATCGGAAGTAATATAGTTACTTTCCTACTGGGCGCTGCGCTGACGTTTTTCCTGGAGAAGTGGACAGGCGTATTTCAGCGGTTGAAGGCGATGGAGTTTGCCTTGCAGGCGATTCTGAGAAGGCACATGATACAAACGATTAATTATTATCGTGAACGTCCCGAAAAGCTCGTCCCACAATGGGAACTTGAGTGCTTCGACCAGATGCATGATGCCGGCAAAGGGTTGGGGATGGACGGGTATTTCGACGAACTACGAAAGGTAATGCACGAGGATTTGAAACATGAAACTCATTAAATCTTTACAAAATCGTATCAGCAAATTTGTGAAGAACAAAGGCGGCGTATTGCCGAAGCTGTTTGTCTGGCTATATGCTGCCACGCTGTTGGCCTGCGGCGGCATAACAATTTTTGGCCTCATCTATGAGTTTTTTATCAAGAGTGTTGTTAATTATAAGGCAATCAATGATTTCGTCGCGGCCTATTTCAACCCGTCCATCTGCGGCACGTTTGTCTTACTGGGCATGCTGCTGATAGACCGAGACAAAGACGGCATTGCGGACGAATGGGAAAAGGACAAGGAGGACGAGAAAAAATGAAGTACATTAAATGGCTACTGCTGGCCGTCATAGATGTGCTGTTCAACATCATCGCATACTTCACAAATCCTTTTGTTCTGCTGTTTGCGGATGAAGTTGGAAATCTTCCGTCTATATTTCTTTGGTGGGCCAACTGGGACGATCACCTGGACGTGGAGTGGATGATTTCAGAACACCACGTTCCGGCCTGGGCCGAGTATGATTTTAATAAGCACTACAGGTATTACAGCGAGTGGGAAGCACTTGAAAAGACGGGTGTATTCAAGGGCTACGTTGAACTGTTAGACCCCAATTTCACTTTGAAAGAACGATTCCAAAGGTATGTGTGCAGATTAGCGTGGCTGTACAGAAATTGCGCATACGGCTTCAGCTATTATGTAACCGGAGTAACTGTCAACGGGGCTGACATACAAGAACGGAAGACTTACGCAAAAGACGGCTATCTGTTCAAGACCGCTCCGAACGCATGGGTGATTCGTTACAACGGAAAGTCGTTTGCAAAAGGCCATAATTGGAAAATCTTTCTTGGGTGGAAGATGCACAGTGTTGCGTCAAACGAAACCTCACGGTGTATGCTGGCGTTCTGCATCAATCCGTGGAAATGAGGAGGTGTTAAAAATGATAAAAGAAATCCAATTCCAAAGAAGAAAAAAGACCATTTATGCGATGGACGAAGACTACAAAGTTGTTGGCCGGTGGCCATGCCGGGACGAATTTGTTCCAGGTTACAATTCCGAAGGTGACCCGAGAGAAAGTTTGCCAAATGGCCTATACACCCATGTGTCAGCAGAAATAACGAATGGTAAATATGGCCCAGCGTACGGCAATTTTTACATTACGTCCGGCGACCCCAGGTTCAGGGACATCCACGGCGGCGGCTCCGGGCTTCCGGATCCGTATGCCGATTATCAGGGATGGGTCCCGACCTATGGTTGCCTGCGGATGCAAAATGCGGACGGCGTGCAGCTGGCCCAGATGATTATTGACAGCGGAAACGACGTGGAACTGACGGTTGTGGAGGGTTATTGATGTATGATGTTTCAGAACTTCGGCCAAACGGAAAAGAAATTGCTATTGCTATTATTGTCGTTACTGTTTTGCTGGTGGTTATTTTTTGCGCCGGGTACATGCTCGGCCTCCGGAACGCAGGAAACGATGTATCAGATAACGGAAAGCGAATTGAGGACGTTAGAAACGAACTTAGCACAGCTACGGAGCGCCAACGAGAGATTACAAGTGGACTTGAGAGCGCAGTCCAGCGAAGCGACAGCATTGAGGAAAGAAGTAACCGCATTGAGGAAAGAGCTGTCAGATCTGAAGCAACTGTCCGTGACGCAGGAGTCCTCATTGACGAATGCCAACAGATTATTGGAAGAGTACGCAATAGAGGCCAAGCGGGAAAGGTTACGCATTAAGGCACAGCGGAACGGATGGGCGGCTGCGGCGGCCTGCCTTGCTGTTGCCCTTGTAGTGAAATCGTGATATAATAACCGCATACAGGCGGTGTGCGGACTTAACTCTGTACGCCAAAATCGGCAACGTGCAATGCTCCGCTGATTACAGATAGCTGAAGCCGGACTATAACGCTATTGTCTTGTGAGTTGCACAACACCAACATGAGCGAGAAACACAATAGGCAACGGAGGGAACGCCGTATACGCTGTGCGCTCATGTTCCTATTCCGCCTTATGCAAACGGAAGCCAGCACTTATCCGCAGGCATTCTCTCCATAAGGCTTTGGCTAGTACGGATAGAAATATCCGCCAAGGGGTATCCTTCGGGATGCCCCTTATTTTTTTTTGCGTGCATTTTAAGAACCAAAATGAGCATTTTTTGGTTGTTTTGAGCATTAAACTGTATGTTTTGTGCAATTTAAAACCACGAATGGTTTTATCTCTTGATTATTTCCGAAAAAAGTATTGAATAATTGAGCGACGATGAAACAAGAATTCCATACTTTTTCCTGCAAAAATCAAATGAGTTTAACTTTTCATGCAAAAAAATCTCAACTCATTTTGCAAAAAGGCCGTTTTTTGCAATGTTTTAGAAATGAGTTTGAAAATAAGCAAGTTGCAATCAAGTAAATCTTGGCGATAAAAATCGTTCGAAAATCGTTTGTCTCCATTCCAACAAGCCTATGCAAACACGCATGGTTGAGCCGTTTGTATTGTTTGAAAATCGTTTGAGCTTGAACCAATCTTGAACCAATCTTGAACCAAAAATCAAGTTGCAAGCAAGTTACAGTCAACAAAAATGCCAATGCGTTGACAAGTCATCGGCTTTTATTGTAGCCCGATGTTCAGGTATATCGGTATGTCATTTTCAACGTTCCAGATTTCCCAATGTTGCGCCTGATTTTGGCTATGTTGTATGCAACATGGCACGTTGCCGGATATTGCCCCCAAATACAGGAATGTTGTTTGCAACATAAATATAAAAAAACGCCCGGAGACACAGTGCCTCCGGGCGGGAAATGGGAGTTTATTGCTCTGGCTTTTTTGGCGCACCTGTTTTGGTTCTGACATGGCATTCCTTATCAGGAACCCTGACAATAATATCGGAAACATCGCATTCGAGTGCCTCACAAATCAAATCCAGATGCTTCAGGTTGATCCGGTCGGCCAGTTCCCAATAATAATCGTTTATGGTGCTGGCACGTATCTGGGTCATCCGAGCCAAATCGGCTTGTGTGTACCGTCGTTCGCCAAGTCGGGTACTTAGCAAAATCCTAATCATTGCCGTCACTCCTTTAGTTAGATTGTAACCATATGAGATTAATCTCGCAGGTGAACGGCAGATTATAACATTTTCCGAGATAAAATAACGGATTGCGTTATAAAAAGGAACAGGGTAACTGGTTTACAGTTACCCTGTTGTTGCTTTACAAAGTGTAAAGAGGGAAATCAAATATGAAAACGCCAAACCCCTGATACATACGCACTTGGCGTTCTTGCTTGGGTTCGGATAAGAGATTGCTGGTGGAGGTGGAGGGAGTCGAACCCTCGTCCGAACATATTGCCATACAACTTTCTCCGAGCGCAGACAGCATACAGTATTTCGCTCCGACAACGCCTGCCGACCGGCTTTGCCTTCGCTAGTTCGTAAGTTTTAATCCGGAGCTACGAACCTTGCTCACGGACGATCCCGCTAAGTGTCGTCCTTACCGCTCCTGCGGGAGCCGGATTGGCAGGACGGGTCGCCTTAATCAGGCAGCCAGTGCTAATTCGTTATCTGCGTTTAAGTTTAAACGTCCACCGTTTAACGTGCTGATGGAACCACGGCTCGCTTATCGTACACCACCTATACCCGTCGAAGCCTTTACACCCCCGGTTAGGAATTTGAGGAAAACAACTTGATCAGAATGCGCAGGATAAATTTCTTCCAGATAAGGCGGAGGAGTGAGACGTAGCGGGGCTACGTCAAACGACGACAACGAAATCTGGAAAAATTTAGACAAGCATAATGGAAAAGTTGTTGACGAAAATTCCGTTTAGGCCCCTGCTTAAAGCAGGAAAGAGTAACAGCTGAACGCCGGCTTATCATCCGATACGTCGCGCTGTCAGAACAGGTTGCAAGGCAACACTGTCTCCGCAGATTTTGTGCAGGATGATTATAGCATAATTTAAATAAAAAATCAACAATAAAAGATTTCTGCACCTGTCAGAACTTTTTGCTCAACACATCCAC